CCAGTAAAGAAAGAATGCTATTCAAAAGAAACTCCAGTCGGAACCGTTCAGATAGAATTGTTTGCGGTACCCAAGACATGATTTGCGCTAACAAAGATTGTGCTAAGGAGTTTGAACCAAAAACACATAACCAAAAATACCATAATGACGAGTGCTGCAGAGTTGCAACAAATAAAAGAATTATGGAAAAGTATTATGAAAAGAAAGCAATTAGGCAGGGCGCAACTCGTGGCTGTAAGAAATGCGGGGCACAGCTTAGCAGATATAATGATACTACTCTTTGTGCATCTTGCCAGAAAAAAATAGACATTACGCAAAGATCTACTATATTGGACAGGCTAAATGAAATTAGCTGACCTTGTAAAGACTAAGGCTAATAGGGTGCTAGGTATAGACGCCTCTACAAACTCAATTGCTTTTTGCCTAATGGAAAACGATATTCCTCTTAAGTGGGGTAAGGTTGATCTGGTTGGCTCAGACATATACGAAAAGATATATGATGCTAAGGTTAAAATGCATGCAATGCTTGATGAGTTAAAAAGTGACTACATTGCTGTAGAGGGCGCTATCCTTGTAAGATCTCCCGATGCTGTAATAAAACTATCTTATGTTTACGGAGTAGTTATTGCTGAGCTTATGGCTACTGGCTCTAGCGTTATCACAATTTCTCCAAGTTCTTGGCAAGCATACATTGGAAACAAGAACCCCACAAAGGATGAGAAGGCGGGTATAAGAGCAAAGAATCCAGGCTACGCAGACTCTTGGTATAAAACTCAGCTACGTAATATGCGTAAACAAAGAACAGTAGAATACTTTAATAAAAAATATAGCATTAATTTAAACGACTTCGACGTAGCAGACTCATTTGGAATTGCTCACTATGCCAATAAGGTGTTGACAGAACGATGAAACTATATCAAAGCCAGACCTGGATGTATAGAAGATATGTTGTTCAAAAGAAAACGGTAACTGAAATTGCCGAAGAGTGCAAGGTTTCTGCTATGACTATACAGAGAGCATTAGACAAGTTTGGGCTAATTAAAAAACGATGAGTAAAGATGTATGGCTAAATGCTAACGAACAAACAGCAGGAGATTTAATTCTTACTGGATATACAGGACAATTTAAAGATATGCCAGTGTATGATGAAGTCAAGTCCCTATTTGGAAGCGGATCAACATCCCTAGACTTTGGTTGCGGGGTAGGAAGAAATTCAGTAGCGCTTTCAGAAACATATGATAAGGTTATTTCTTTTGATCTTCCTAGCATGATCAACCTAGTTCCAGAAGAAAACAGGCTGTCAAACATAACCTACACATCAGATTGGGAGTATGTAAAAAGCCTCAAGATAGATACAGTTTTGGCAAGCTTAGTCTTTCAGCACATTGAAGACTCAGAATTAGATTCATATTTAAATGATCTGTCTCAAATAGTGGACAGACTGGTTCTGCATAGTCGAACATGGATTGATCATTCTGCCTCACAGGTATTGCCAATTGTAGAGAAATATTTTATAATTGACACCATAGAGTACTCAACAGACCCCAATAATCCTATTGAGGATCATTTTATTGCAACATTAAACAAGAGGGCGGAATAATGTTAAAACCAGTATATGAAGATGTATCTCAGTTTCATTGTAATGATTTGTATTTAAGATCAGTAGGTGCTCCAGCAGGCAATAAGATCTGGGGAGCATGCCATGAAATTGCACACATGTTAATTGAAAAGAATATATCATATGGCAACTCGGCTTTAGAACCTGCAAGAATATTTTCAACGGCGGATTCAACAGAACAATTAAAGGTTCGTATTGATGATAAACTAAATAGAGTTAAGAATAACCAAGGATACGCTGGAGATAATGATATCGATGATTTAATTGGATATTTAATTCTATATAAAATAGCGAAACTAGGTTGATTTTTTAGTCGACTAGGAGTATACTCTAATATATGTCTGATATAGAATTAACCCACCATTTTGACCGCATGAATACTGTGGTTTCAGAATTGCTTAAAGGTAACAACCCCACCCAGATTGCCGCCATCACAGGCTTTAAGAGAGCCGAAGTAGTTGAGTTAGTAGATGAGTGGAAGACCGTTGCTCACAACGACACAGCGGCCCGTGACAGGGCTAAAGAGGCTATATCTGGAGCAGACCGTCACTACGCAATGCTTATTAAAGAAGCTTGGAAAACCGTAGAGGATGCAGACACACAGGGCCAGCTAAATGTTAAGTCTGGCGCATTAAAATTAATTGCAGATATCGAAGGCAAGCGAATTGGAATGCTTCAAGAAGTAGGACTACTTGATAATGCAGAGCTGGCAACACAAATTGCGGAGACAGAAAAGAAGCAAGACATACTAGTAAAGATATTAAAAGAAGTTACGGCTACCTGCCCTAAATGTAAAATGGAGGTTGCAAAGCGCCTTTCTCAAATAACTGGAGTAGTCGAGCCTGTTATTATTGATGCGGAGGTTACAAGTGGATCTTAATTTTAATGATCTGATTGACATGCTAGATGGCGAAGAGTTTGATGAACGCCCCGTAGATCTAAGAACGTTTGTACAAAGCCCAGATTATTTGGGACTGCCACCTCTATCAGAACACCAACACACTCTTATTGAAAAGAGCTCACAGATTTATAAAGAGTCCACACTAGTCAAACTGTTTGGTGAAGACGAAGGCGTAAGAATGTTTAAGCAAACAGCTAACGAAATTGTTGCTCAGCTAGGAAAAGGATCTGGAAAAGACTACTGCTCTACAATATCAGTAGCATACATAGTTTATTTATTGTTGTGTCTTAAAGATCCAGCAACATATTACGGAAAGCCTCCTGGGGACTCAATTGATATTATCAATATTGCAATCAACTCGCAGCAGGCAAACAACGTATTCTTTAAAGGATTTAAAACACGAATAGATAAGTCGCCATGGTTTACTGGAAAGTATGAAGCAAAAGCTTCTGAGATGAAGTTTGATAAAGCCATAACAGTACACTCAGGTCACTCAGAGCGTGAAGCCTGGGAAGGATATAACGTTATCGTAATCATTCTTGATGAGATCTCAGGCTTTGCCACAGAAAATACAAGCGGCCACGAGCAGGCTAAAACTGGTGGGGCTATATATGATATGTATAGGGCATCAGTAGACTCACGTTTTCCAGATTTTGGTAAAGTAATTCTTCTTTCATTTCCTAGATATAAGAATGATTATATACAGCAAAGATACGACGATGTCGTTGCAGAAAAAGAAGTTGTAACTAGAACTCATCATTTTAAATTAGACGAAGACCTTCCAGATGGAACTGAAGGGAATGAATTTGATATTGAGTGGGAAGAAGACCATATCATTTCATACAAGTATCCTAAGATGTACGCTTTAAAAAGACCTACGTGGGAAGTTAATCCAGTAAGAAAAATTGAAGACTTTAAGGTTGCTTTCTATAAAAATTACACAGATGCGTTAGGAAGATTTGCATGTATGCCAACAGATGCAGTAGACGCATTTTTTAAGTCTAGAGAAAAGATTGAGAATGCCTTCAAGAACACTGCACTAGCCGTAGATAGCTTTGGAAGATTTGAAGATTGGTTTGCGCCAGATCCAGATAAAGAATACTTTATCCACGTTGACCTTGCACAAAAGCACGACCATTGTGCAGTGGCAATGGCACACGTAAAGAAGTGGGTTAATGTTAAGGTAACAGATACCTATTCTCAGCCAGCACCAATTGTTGAAGTAGATGTTGTAAGGTATTGGACTCCAACTCCAGACAAATCAGTGGACTTTACAGAAGTAAAAGACTATATCTTGTCTTTAAGATCAAAGGGCTTTAAGGTAAGAATATGTACATTTGATAGATGGAACTCTCACGACATGATGCAGCAACTAAAGCAGTATGGAATTAATACAGAAACTTTATCTGTTGCTAAAAAGCACTATGACGACATGGCAATGGTTGTGGCAGAAGACAGACTAGACGGTCCCTACATCCCTTTGCTGATAGACGAATTGCTTCAGCTTAAAATTATGAGAGATAAAGTTGATCACCCTAGAAAAGGTTCTAAGGACCTAGCTGATGCTGTATGCGGTGCTGTATTTAATGCAATTAAAAGAAGCAGGCCTTCTAATAATGAAGAAATAGATATACATACATACAGTTCTCTAAAGTGGGACAGAGAAGATGAAGATGATACAAATGTTATTAATATGATAAGAGCACCGAGAATGCCTCAACACTTATCAAATGCACTAGAAGGAATGGAAATAATATGAGCGTATATCAAGAGCGGGCTAAAGAATGCAAGTGTTGTGGAAAACACGTACCTCTGCCTACTACATTAAAAGAATATCAAGGGGTTACACTTTGCCCAACAAGTTTTGCAAACGTTATAGAGTATAAAAGAATTTGGAAGTCAATTGGCAATAGGCCTACTGGTAGTATAAGAAAACATTTTTCTGATTATGTACAACAAGTAGTTGAGAGTACTATTGACAAGAATGAAGACGGAACGTTATAATAAAACTAGGCAACAATAGCTTAGTTGGTTAAAGCCCCGAACTCATAATTCGGTAATCGTAGGTTCAAGTCCTACTTGTTGCACATAGGAGGCAATATGTCAGAAGAAGAAGATCAGCAAGACGCTGACAGACTAGCTTACTATATGGAAATAGGCGCAGTTACCCTAGAGGGCATGGACGAAAACGGAGAGCTTATTTATGCTATTAGCGAAGATGCGGAAACCTTAGCTCCAGAGTTATGGCGCTCACATACAGAGTATGTAAGCAGATCTTTAATTGAATTGTATGAAGAAGGCTTGGTAGATGTAGAGTATGACGAGAACTTGGAAGCAACTCTTCACCTAAGTCCAGAAGGCCACCGTATTGCAAAAGAAAAGGGCCTAATCGAAATGGATATTAACAGGGATATTCCAAACGACTAGAATGTGATATAATATATTTAGGTCGCCGTAAGGGGCCTATACAAATTAACTTATTCGCTTGAAGGAGGAATAAAATGGTAACAACATACACATGGGATCTTTTCAAGGATCCCTTTTTTATTGGATTTGATAGAGCTTTAGATACATGGAGCCACGCTCAAACAGTATCAAGTGCAACTAACTATCCACCATATAACGTAATCAAAGTAGACGAAGACAACTTTGTTGTCGAATTAGCAGTTGCTGGATTTGCTAAGACAGATATTGATGTGTCAACAGCAGACGGCAAGCTCACTGTAAAGGGAGAATTAAACACAGAGGATAACGATTCTCAGTTTATCCATCGTGGAATTGCAGCCCGTAAATTTACTCGTGAGTGGGCTCTTGGTGAATATATGGAAGTAAAGGCAGCGGAACTAAAGGATGGAATGCTTAAGATTGATATTGTACGCATTCTACCAGAAGAGAAGAAGCCAAAGATCATCAAGATTAAATAAATAGTATAATAGAAACCTGCACCCCGTCACTGGGGAGTCGCAGACTATTCGGGTCGCTACCCGAAGGATGGACCTGAGCATGTCCTCAAACTGCTCATTAAAATTTAAGGAGAGTTATGTTTGAATACAGAGTTAAGCAGGTAACAAAGATAGTGGACGGAGATACTATTGATGTTGATATTGATCTTGGATTCAGCATTTCATATTCTCAAAGACTTAGACTAGCGGGCATCGACACACCAGAGTCTAGAACAACAGATAAACT